TAACAGATAAAGCAGCGGCTAACGGTGTAACCGAAGCCAATAAAGTCCTCACGGCAGATGCTAACAAAGACGTTACAGCGGTTCGTAATCTAGCGGTAACAGGAACTATAAGCAGCACAGGTAAAGTGGCATTACCTGCTACACTGGGAAGTGCAAATCAAGTTCTTACTGTAAATTCAGGAGCAAGCGCGGCAGCATGGACTGCTCCAGCGGCAGGTTTTGCTCACACGATTAACTCAGGCAACCCAGCGGTCAACAGTAATCCAGCGTCAGGAATCGGGCATGTCTGGATAAACACAACAACAGGATTTATGTATGTTCTCAGAGATGCTACCTCTGGATCAAACAAATGGACAAACGTTGGCACTGGTTTTGTTAATATTCCTATTCCCGTTATAGCTACTGGCGGCATTGTTACTACAAATGGCGCTTATACAATTCACACCTTTTCTTCTTCTAGTGTACTTTCTCTCACAAGTGTTGGCGCGGGTGTTTACGCTGCGTTGGAATACCTTGTAATTGGAGGCGGAGGTGGTGGCGGCAATGGCACTAGCTCTGACTATGCGCAGGGCGGCGGCGGCGGTGCTGGAGGGTATAAAACAAGTACTTTTACTGGGTTGGTTGGAAATTACAATATAACTATTGGTGGAGGAGGAAATCCCGGCGTAGCTGGTGGAAGCTCCTCAATAATTAAACAATCTAACTCTGCTAACATAGCAACATCATTAGGTGGCGGTTCACAAAGTGGTGTAGGTGGATCAGGCGGTGGGGGCGGAGCCTCTGGCGAAGGTACAAGCGTGTCGAATCCGGGGGCGGGTACTTCAGGGCAAGGTAACGGTGGCGGTACTGCGTCAGTAAGCTCCACCACGGTTGCGGCTGCGGGGGGTGGTGGTGGTTCATCAGCCGCTGGAGCAAATTACGCTAGCGCAAACACAGGTGGTGCTGGCGGTGCGGGAACAGCCTCATCAATTACAGGGTCAGCAGTTACGCGCGCTGGTGGTGGCGGCGGCGGCGCTACAACCACAGGTGGTGCTGGCGGAAGTGGCGGCGGCGGCGCTGGTCGAGGTAGTAGTGGCAACGCTGTTGCGGGTACTGCAAATACTGGTTCTGGCGGCGGCGGTTCTGGCGGCAACCGGACATCTGGCGCGGGTGGCGGCTCAGGCATTGTTATTATTCGCTATTTGACGTGAGGAGATAAAAATGACTAAAATTTGGTACCACCGGACCAATGGGCAAGCGGCAGTTTTTGACATCAACGAAGATATGAGTTCTTGGCCTGATTACCAATCAACAAACCCATTTCCTGTTCTCACACAAGAACAAAAGGCCCGTTCTAAACGCGATTTAATATTAACCGCGTCTGATACAATGGCCCTAGTGGATAGAGTTACGAATGAGTGGAAAACGTATAGACAAGCACTGCGTGATGTACCTGCACAGTCTGGGTTCCCTGATAACATAACTTGGCCCACAGAGCCAGCATAGGAGTAAGACATGTCAGGATATATAGGCACACAGCCCGTACCACAGGCCACACAGAAGCGTCAGGCGTTTACCGCGACTAACGGTCAAACATCCTTTGCTACAAGCGGGTACAGCGTAGGCTTTGTTGATGTTTATATGAACGGCGTAAAGCTGGCGGCTGCTGATTATACAGCCACTAACGGTTCTGATGTTGTTTTATCTTCAGGTGCTTTGGTTAACGATATTGTAGAGATTGTAGCGTTTACATCTTTTGTAGCTTCTGGGGGTTTGCCAACTACAGGCGGCACTGTCACAGGTGACATTACTTTTAACGACAGTATTAAATCTAAGTTTGGGACAGGCGCTGATTTACAGGTGTTCCATAACGGCACAGACGCCAAGATTAATAATGACACAGGTCACCTAGACCTAAGCAATACCACTGCTGGCTCCTCAATAAGAATACTTGGCTCTGGTGAAAGCCTAGCTGAGTTTACTGATGACGGTGATGTAGACCTGTTTCACAATGGGGCTTTAAAATTCTCAACTACAGCCACAGGCATAGCAGTGACGGGAACCGTTTCAACCACTGGCAAGGTTGCCTTACCCGCTACAGTGGGAACGGCAGGGCAACTTCTACAAGTAAACGCTGGAGCTTCAGCCGCTGCTTGGGCTACGGTTAGTTCAGACCCAGCAGCGGTTGCTTTTCCTAGCAACTGGGCAAGCCCGACAAATACCTACACATCTTCTGCTACGTGGTCAAAAGGAAGCCTAAGTGACGATGCATATGTGTGGTTCTTTCTTTTAGGTGGAGGCGCTGGTGGCGAAGAGGTTAAGTCAGGGAGTGGAGGATTAGTCAGACTAATCTATGGCAAGGCTGGGCTGTTTAATGGCGCTGCTTTTGTTGTTGGCGCGGTTAAGGCTGGTAGTAGTCAAAATGGTAATCCTATTATTGGAAACCCTACAACTCTAACTTTGGCTTCAGCTAAAGGCAGTTCTGTTTTTTCATCAGCAACATCTGACACTAATAACATACTCAGTGTCTTAACGTCTCCGAGTGCTTCTGTTTCTGGAACTTATTTAAATGGTAGCCCCGCTGAAATATACAGCTTCCAAACCAAAGCATTGCCCAGTGGATATGAAAAAATGTTTACAGGGACATATGGGCAAGACGTTGTTTTTGGTGGAGGGTACGGACAAGCACCGCAGTATGGCAGCAATGCAGTATCTACAAGTTTGCTCTCAGGCAACGGTGGCACAACAGCCAGCATAAATGGGGTTAGTCCCGGCGGTGGAGGTGCGGCGGGGCAAAATGCAGGTAACACAGGCGGCACAGGTGCAGCAGGGAACGTAAGGGTTTATCATGTCTAAAGTTTGGTACCACAAAACGACAGGTGACGGCGCAGTTTTTGACGATACAGAAAATATGTCAAACTGGCCTGACTTCCAAGAAAGTGTTGTGGCTGCAAATGCAACGCAAGTACGCGCAGAACGTGACAAACTATTAGCGGCATCTGACTACATGGCACTAGCTGACCGTATTACTGACGCTTGGAAAACATACCGACAAGCACTGCGTGATGTACCCACCCAATCAGGGTTTCCAAATGTAACTTGGCCCACAGAGCCTGAGTAGGAGTAAGACATGACCAAAGCTAGAGACCTTGCAGGATTTGCGTCATCCTCTGTAACAACCACAGCCTCTGACGGCTTGGTTCTCAAGGGCGATGGTAGCAGCACAGACGTTGTAATCAAGAACGGCGCTAACGCTACAGTAGCTACGGTGGCTGACGGCGCAACAGGCGTGACGTTTGCGGGTACTCCTACGTTTCCTGATGGCAGTATAAACATTGCCGATTTAGATATTGATGGCGGCACAGATATTGGTGCAGCTTTAGTTGATGCAGACTTAATGATTGTAGACGATGGTGCGGGTGGCACTAATCGTAAAGCTACAATGACTAGGTTGGCTACCTATATGGGTACAAAGATCGGTGGTGGGACAGCATTCATATCAAAAACGGTTATTAGTAACGCCGCAACTGTAAGTTTTACAGGTTTTGATGCTTCCAAGTATGATAGTTACATTTTTGTTTTAAGTTCCATTGTTCCAGCAACGAACAATGCTTTTTTTCGGTGCAGGCTCTCTGTGGATGGCGGCTCAAACTATTTATCTGCATCTGATTCATATAAAACTGGTAGCGGTAATGACCCCTATATTTCTGTCTTCACTGGCGGTGCGTCAAACACCACTGGTAACGGTTGTAATTTCATTATGGGTTTAAATCGGCCAGATTTAAATAATCGTACAGCGGTGCATATGAGTGCTTTGACTGCGATAAACGGGGATGGGAATGTGAGAACTTTAAGCGAACAAGGTGGTAGTGGAAGGGGCGTTACAAACGCAAATACTGTTGTGAATGGTATTCAATATTTATTTAGCAGTGGAAATATTACATCAGGGTCAATTGCAATGTACGGGCGAGTAAACTCATAGGAGAATAAAATGGCACGATACCACAATGCTAATGGCAACATGGTGCAGTTCTCCGCTGAGGAAGAAACTGCACGAGATGCAGAAGAAGCGGCATGGGCTGCGGGTGCCGACACCCGCGCTGCAACGTCTGCGCGTGAAGAACGCGATAAACTGTTGTCGGAAACGGATTGGATGGGTAATAGTGATGTTACTATGTCTAGTGCGTGGACAACGTATCGTCAGGCACTGCGTGATATACCCGCGCAAGCAGGATTTCCTACAGATGTGACTTGGCCCGTTGAGCCTAGCTAATGTCAGATATGAATGAGCGCGTCTCGGCGTAGTTTTACAGAGGTGATATATGCCGTTAACAAAGCTACAGTTTAAACCCGGAATTAACCGCGAAACCACTTCGTATAGTAACGAAGGCGGTTGGTT